CGCGCCCCGCAAGCTCGTCCTCGGGGAGAAACTTCAGGTTGAGCCTGCGCATGTGCTGCTGACCCTCGGGACCCTTGAGCCAGGAGGTCAGCTCGCCTTCACTCTTCCCCGCCAGGACCTGGCGGGCCAGGGCGTCGTTGGCCACCTGGTCGTTCAGGGCCCGGAGCCACGCGTCCATGTGCTGCTTCTCGGTGTGCGAACCGGCGGAGATGGTCGTCCAGTCCTGCCCCCGCATGGTGCGCAGGTGGAAGTCAGCAGTCCTCCCGAAGATCTGAGAGGCGTTGCGCTCACCGGCAGCCAGGTCCTTGAACATGGCACCCTCAGTGCCTTCGTACGGGCCCTGGAAGGCCCGACCAAGACCGGTGGGGCGGAGTGTGCCAGAGGGAGCCCGGCGGTTGTGGATGTCCGCGATCTCCTGCTCGAACTGACCGTAGGTGTCCCGAGCGTCGTCGTGGGCGGCCTGAAGGCGCTCACGCTCGGCGGGGTCGGTGGTCCGCTCAATCCGCTTGGCCAGGAATCCGGCACGCTGCTCGGCCTGCTCCAGGCCGTTCTGTGCGGCAATGAGGCGCATGCCGTCGGACTCACGGCTTCCATAGCGCCAGGCGCCACGCACGAAGCGGGCTGCACCTTCAGCAGTGCGGGCCATCATCATGGCGGAACCGAAGCGGGCAACCTGACCCATGAGGTCGTCGGCCACAGCGCGTGGGCCATAACCCACGCGCATCAGCTGGGCGAACTTCCAGTAGTGATCGAGCAGGTCGGCGACAGCCTTGGTCTGGGCGGCCTTGTCGCCCGTCCACTTCGTAATGTCGCCCCAGACCTGTCGGTCACTGTTCTTGATCGCCTTCTCCATCATGGAGAAGTCCATCAGGACGTGGTTGTTGGCCATCTGGCTGGTGAGGATCGGGTGCGCCATGAGCACGGAACCGTCTGAGGCGATCTCGGCGGCGTTCATGGTCTTGCCCTGCTGGTTCTCCCACTGCGCGCCGGAGTAGGAACGGCCCCCAGCCTGGCTGCGGTTCCTGCGCTCTGCGTACTCCTGGTAGAGGTTCTTCGCGACGTCGGTCTCGACCCCATGCTTGTCGGCGATCTTGCCGACGATGTTCTCTTCCATGAGGTTGAGGTATGCGCCCCGCTCATCGGGGCGCATGTTGATGTACGTGGAGACGATGCCGCGACGGGCGGCAGTGTCCAGGCTCTTCACCTGGCGCAGGCTGGCATCCAGTTCTCGATAGGAGTCGGAGTCGTGGATGTCCAGGTAGTGGCTGGGCTTGATGTCCGAGTAAGCACGGATGAGCTTGACAGGGCGAGAGTAGGTGTCGGAGAACAGCGTGCGGGCGGCCACGCCCGGCATGCTGGTGAGTTTGTTGTAGTTCAGGCCCTGGACCGTACCGAAGGCGTCCATCGCGTTGTCCACGAAGCGCTCTTTGGCGTTGATCCTGGTGATGTCCTGGGTCACTTGGTCGACCTGGGCCTTGAGGATCTTCCCAGCGTCCCCGGCCTGCTCCTCCATGCTGAGGGCTGCCATGTTGGTGTTCAGCGTGGAGAGCTGGGACTTGGCGGCCCTGAGCTGCGTCTCGGCCCGGGGGTTGGACTGAAGCAGGCGCTCACGCGCCGAGAGGTCACCCACGGAGATGCGGAGAACGTCCGCCACCTCGTTGGCATCCTTGGCCTCAGTGAGAGCCCTGGCCAGCACGTCACCGTCCGCACTCTGGCGGACGGTGGGGAAGTTCTGCCGGATCACGGAACCGGCCTGGTCGCCGTACTTGTCCTTGATCTTGAGAACCGAGTCGGCCATGTTCTCGAAGACGTTGGCCTCTTCGTACTTGGGGAGGTTGGACTTCCCCACCTTCGCCTCCGCGAAGGTCTCGGCCTTGCCGGTGACCAGGCGCCCCAGTGCGCGAGGGGTGCTCACCTCGGCCGTCACCGGCTTGGTGAAGGCTGCTGCGCGACCGGCGCCAGCAGCCTTGCCTGCGAGAACGAACGGGTCGAGGTACCAGGACACTGCCAGGTCGGCAGTGCCCGTGGCGAACTTGGCCGCACCCGAACCGAAGTAGGCCTCCTTGGCCTTCTTGCCCTCGGCGGTGCCGATCTGGGAGAGCTGAAGACCTCGCTCCTTCAGTTCGTCGTTGTTGAGCCCCAGCAGCCAGATCGCCTGACCGGGAGAGACGTTGTGTGCCTGGTCCCAGATGTCGCGCCAGTCGTCCTGCTCCCCGTAGCCCGTGCCGTAGATGGCTCGGCGGGCCCCGAGGGTGGCCGCCGAGAGGACGGGGGAGACGGTGTGGGAGTACACCCAGTACATCTTGGAGCCGACATACTCCAGGGGCTTCAGGGCGAAGCCGATGGGGCCAGTACCCTCGCCCTTGGCCATGGCGGCCTGGCGCTTCTGGTTCAGCGCGTCGAGCTGGCCCTGTGTGACGGCGGGGCTGAGTGCCGCCGGGTTCTTGGTCCAGTAGTCCTGGACCTGGCGCTTGACGCTGTCGGGCAGACTGTCGAAGTCCGTCTTCCCGGAGAGCAGGGCATCGCTGTACTCAACCTGCTGCCGCTCGCCGAGCTGGATGTTACCGGCCCCCGGGAGGGCCATCCCTCCGCCGGACTGATCAGTCATTACTCACCGCCGTACGCATCGAACCCGGAGTCCTTGAGACTCCGGGTCAGGGAGAACACGTCGTCCCGCTTCAGGCCGGGACTCGTGTTGAGGTCGACCCCGAGAATGGGGCTCTGGTCGAGGTTGAAGACGCTCATCCCCATGTCATCGAACCACTGGCCGGGGTAGGTGTAGTCGGGGACCATCAGACGATCCCCTTCACCTTGCGCACCAGGTTGCGCATGGCCCAGCTCGCACCGGTCTGGTTGGCCATGTACTCCAGGACGGGCATGTAGGACTTGATGCGCTCAAGGTCCTCCTGTCGGAGGTCCTTGTTGATGCCCAGGGCGTTGATACCAGCTCCGGGGCCCGCCGCGGCCCCGTCGGTCACCGGAGTGTTCGGCTGGTTGCTGGGTGCACCCAGAGGGACCACGTTGGCCGCAGCTCCCTGGAAGAGCTGCGAGAGGTCCATGGGAGCGCCACCCGGCATGTCGGGGGAGGAGGCCATGGGGGCGTCCTGCTGGAGCTGCTTGTAGGCCTTCTGCTCGCCGTAGTCGGCATTCGAGAGCTGGGCCAACGGCTGCTTGTCGGTCCTCTGGGAGAACTTGCCCGGTCCGCTGACCGGCATGCCGGGAGTGCTCATGGTCTACCTCAGTGGTTCGGGAACTCGGAGTCGTACATCGGGGTGGACGGGGAGCCGTTGTCGCCCCGGGTCATGCCCGTGGTCACGATGGTGGTGGAGTTCCAGTCCGGGGAGTGGGTGGCCGCGATGTGGCGGGTGTCACCCTCGCTGACCGAGGACATGTGCGGGAGCTCCCAGCACGCCTCGGTACGGGAGGCACTGGCCCACTCGCCCTGGCGGTTGTGGTCGGAGAAGATGGCGCCCTCTTCGAGGCCACCCTCGTACGTACCGGCGGTGTTCGGGCCGTGGCTGGAAGCCGCGTTGCCGTAGGTCATGGTTACTTCCTCACGCTCTTGACGGGAGCCGCAGGCTTCTCGTCCTCGGTCTCGACCGGCACCTCGACAGTGCGGGTCTTCTTCGGGGTGTGGCAGAGGCTGCACACCTGGCCGCCCGTTTCGGTGACGAGCCATGCGGGCTCGGCTCCGATCTCCCGGGCGTACTGGCAGTCGTGGATCATCAGATCGGAACCTGTCGTCGGGTACGTACGTTCATGTTGGCCTGGCCACCTGACTTCAGCGACGTGAGAAGCTGCATCATGTCAGGCGTGCCCCCTCCAAGGCCCTGAGGGGCCCCTGGAGCGCCTCCGGGGCCTGGCTGGGGTGGTTGTCCCGGGACGCCAGGTGCGGCCCCAGGAGGGGCCTCTACGGGCTTGAAGGCGGACAATACCGCCTCGTGCACCGGCTTGCCCTTTTCGCGAAGGTCCATCACCTTGGCCAGCTTGGTGAGCAGCTCCATGGGGTCCTGGCCCTGGAGGACCAGGGAGCCGATGGACTGCATGGTCTGCTGGATGCCCGCCTTCATGGCGTCCTCGAACTGCTCCGTGTCCACCTGCTGCTGCATCTGCACAACGTCAATCTCCATGGGCAGCTGTCGCTGCACGAAGTCGCGTGAGACCAGCTGGTCGGAGCGGAGCTGGAGGAGGGCCACGATGGCGCGGGCGGGGTCCTGCCCCGCCGCGAAGCCGTAGGTGACATCAACGGTGTGGTTGCCCCCGATGTCCTTGGCGGGGGTGTACTCCTCCTCGAACGGGGAGCCCTGGACGACACCGCGGATGGTCTTCTTCTGGTTGCCCCAGAGCTTCTCGTCCATGTCGAAGCACATTTCCAGGGCCTTCTTCAGGGCCTGGGAGATGACCTGCTGCCCAGCAGTGATGACAGTGTCGAAGCCCCCCATAAGGGCTTCGACACCCTTGCCGGTGATGATGGAGGCGTCGATGTTGCCACTGCGCGCCTGAGGCTGGCGAGTGGCCAGCCTCAGTTCCTGCTCCAGGATCTGGGCCTCCTGCATGGCGAACTGCGGGAGGTCGACACCGACGCGCCTGATCTTCTCGGGGCTGTCGGTCCGGAGGATGGCGTCCGAACCGAACACCATGTTTTGCACGTCGCGGGGGATGGCCAGTGGGGCGCGGACGCTCTTCTCGGCAGCTTCCAGACCAAGCATTGCCATGCGGCTCTTGGCCAGGTAAACCCATATGGCGTCGTCGTACGCTCCACGGACCTCGCGGTCGAAGGAGGGGCGCTTGGCGATGGAGATGGTGAGGCGGCCCATGGGGTTGGGCATCTCGTCCACGAAAAGGTTCGAGTGGTCGGGCAGGTACATGTAGATGCGGTCGGCATCCAGATACTTGGCGACCTGAAGTTCCCGCTCAGCCCAGCCCTCGTCCATCACGCCGCCGTACTGGTCGGTGCGCTTGAGGTGCTTGAGCAGGTGCGGGTACTTGGCCACCAGGTGGATGGCTTCCTCCCGCCAGATCCGCGTGTAGCTGCGGAGCTCCCCGAACATGCCGAACTCGGGGTAGACGCCCTGGGGGTGCTCCACCCGGATGATGGGAGTCTGGCGCTCGAAGTCCGGTTCGACCGAGTACACGGCCATGCCGAAGGTCTCGTAGTGGTCGCAGAACTCGATCTGCTTCCCGGCCTGAAGGCGGGAAGCGATCACGTAGTGGTTGGCCACCTTGGTCCGCTTGGAGGAGAACTTCTTGCTGCGGTCCGAGGTCTGAAGACTGTTGGTGCAGTTGACTGCGGGCATCTGCCCCATGACCTCGGACTTGTCGCGGGCGACAGCGTCGATCATGTTTGCGATGACCGGGCGGGGCCATGCTTCGGGCATGGCCCCGGGGATCACGGTTTCCACCTGGCCGGAGCGGATGTCATGGACGTCACGATGACGCTGGTCCCGCTCACGCGCTGCATCCCGCAGCGCGTTCACCTTCTTGTGGATCACGTCATAGGACTGATCCATGGGATCTCCTAACCGGCGGTGATGGTGAGCTTGAGGCCGCCCGCGAGCTTCTCGGAGACCTTGGCCGCGAGGGCGTCCAGGTCGACATCGGCGTGCGAGGTGTACTGGGGCATCTTCCACTCCAGTACGGCGGCGGTGGAGGAGTGGAAGGTCTGGTTGATCCAGCTCACCAGCCACTTCAGGTTGTCGTCCGCACCGCCCGGGGCCTCGTTCGCGAAGCCCTGCGCGAGCAGGAACAGGGTGCGGCGGGAGATCTTCTCGATCTCGTCATCGGTCAGGGCCACGTCGCCCTCCTCAGGGGTTGTCGGGGTGGGGGTGGGAGTCTGGCCACTGACGCGGCGCTGGATCTCGGGGAGGATGCGGTCCTTGAACTGCGCCCTGCGGGCGTCTCCGGGGCACGCGGTGCCCCCGTCGGACCACTGAGGGAACATCGAGTGGAAGCCCATCCCGGGAGAATCCCAGGTGTCCGGGACCTTGGCGGGGATGCCGTGGGTCTGGTTCAGCCAGACGCCCAGCTGGATGAGCTTCTCGACCTGGGCGTCGGTCCAGGGGTCCGTGTGGTCCAGGTTGCTTGCGGTCTCGATGGAGACCGCTCGCACGTTGGCGTACATGTTGGCATCGGCACGGGTCTGCGTGCCGATGAACTGGCCGAGGTCTCCGTCGAACCCGAGCCCGAAATGGGACTCCAGGTTGGTGGAGTCCCGCCAGTACTCGTAGATTCGCTGCACCGTCCAGGGTGCAGCGATGCTGTGCAGGATGAACTGCGTGGGGGTGATGGCAGCCTGAGCGTCAGACTCAGGCTGCAACTCCAGCTTGCGGGCGAACGGGCACCAGGCCATCAGGAGCACCCCGAATTCTGTGTCTGGTAGCCGTAGCAGCGACCGCACTTGCAGGTTGGGAAGGGTCGGGTCATGAAGTCAAGCTGCTGCCATACGGCAGCATCCCAGAGGCTCTGAGGGCACGCGCTGGGCCGAGTCCCCAAATGGGACTCGGCCTCCTCTAGTGGCTCCACCAGGACTGCACCCCCTCATTGATGGCGTTCTGGGCGTAGTGGTCAAGGTCGATGACCAACTGCTTGTTCGAGTCCCGCTCCGACAGGAACGGGTTGTGCATGTGGAACTCCTGGCGCGAGGTGTCCTCGTTGAGCTCCCGGCAGCGGATCTCCGCGAACCAGAGCGCCATGACGCAGTCCGTCTTGCGCTTGGTCTTCTTGCCGGGCTCCTCGGGCTCCCAGGTGGTCAGCTGCTCGATCAGGGCGCGCACGCCTTCGGCGTTCTTCTTGGGGATGCGGATGAGGTTCCGCTTCTCCTTGTAGCCCTCGAACAGCATGGACATGGAAGCGACGCCGAAGTCGGCGTCCCACTTGTTCTTGCCCGTGAAGTGCTCGGAGAGCAGGCACCCACGGGTGGAGAGGAACTGCCGGATCTCGCGGGACTGGGTGATCATGAGGTTCATGGCGTTCTTCTCGATCCGCCACTCGTTCATCTTGTACTTGACCGTCCACTCCTTGATCTTGTCGAAGATCTCGTCAGGCTTGGTCGGTCTCGTCCACACATCCAGCACCCACCGGATGCCGGTGCGCCTGTCCATCGCGATGACAACGGCAGCAGAGTTGCCAGTGACCGCCGGGTCGAACCCACCGATGATGTAGCAACCCTGCGTGCCGTTCTCGCGGCCCTGGACGGTTCCACCGCCCATGGGGCCTGGGCTGCGTGCGTCATCGACGCAGCCCATCACAGCCTCCTGCGGGAAGATCGCGTCTTCGACCACCTGAGCCTGTTGGTACACCAGAGCCCAGTTCCTGGGAGACATCTGGCTCCGGCGCTTCTTGAGCGCCGGACCATCCCACATGGGATAGAGGCCGTCCTCATCCCGGTCCACGAGGGACCGGCCCACAGCCGAGACGGGAGGACGGTTGGTGCGGGGCCATAGAGTCACCCAGTCCTTGGGGTCATCCGCGTACTCCAGAACCGCAGGCTGCGAGAGATAGGTCCACGGGGAGGTGTCCTCGTTGTAGTGCTCACCCTTCATGATCTCGCCGTACAGGTCGACGGGAGCAAGGCGAGTACCGATCAGCAGCATCTTGGATCCGAACTGCGAGTTGCGGTTGTACACCTCTCGCTGCATCCAGTCCATCTGCTTGGCGTACTCGTGGGCGTTCTTACCCGTGACCGTGTCGTCAAAGATCATGAGGTCACAGCGGGACCCGTAGATCTGACCGCCCAGGCCTAGAGCCTGGACGGTCGGTGAGGCCTCACCCGAGTCACGCATCTCCGGGTTGACGTAGATGCTGTCCGCAGTCCAGGCCGCACTGTTCGCGTTGAACCCGCCATCGGGAGCGAAGTCGATCTGGAGCTTGCGGTAGTTCGGGTTCGGGGAGGAGAGGCGGTCCTTGATCGCGCGCAGGAACCTCTTCGCCATCTCCTGGATCTGGGACACGATGATGATGCGGATGTTCGGGTCCTGGCAGATCCGGTACACCACGTAGTTCACCGTGATCGTGGTGGACTTCGCGTGCTCCGGAGGAGTGTTGATCAGGATGAAGTCAGGGTTGCCGGGAGTGTAGTCCTGTGCGGGGTGAAGGTTCCGAGGAGGTCGACCTTCCAAGAGGTCGACCCACTGGAGGTGGTGGTTGAACAGCTGGGTGTCGAGGTACTTCATGCAGAAGTCCTCGAAGCTGGGCATGTCCTCACGTGCCTCGGGCATCACGCCCTGGCGCGTGAGCTTGATTCGCTCGTCCTTCATCCGGAAGTCGGGATCGGACTGCCTCCAGTAGTTGACTCCCTGGATGGTCATGCCGATCTCTTCGGCCGCCTTCAAGCGGCCGATCCCAGCTTGCGTGAGTTGCAGGAACGCCTGCTTCTTCTTCGGGAGCGGGAGGTCCCTGGTGGCAACGATCTTCAAGGATCCTCCTCGTGTGTGAGAGTTATCCACAGGCTGTGGATAACTTTGGACGGGAGAAGGATTCCCCGAAGGGGACTAGCACCCTGCCTTCTTCAACCGCTTCAACCAGAAGGACGCCCCCTGAAGGGCGTCCCATCCAGGACCACTCCGTCCCGTCACGCAGTGAGCAAGGTGAGCGGAGCGAACCTTGCGAACGACACGCCAGCAGCTTGGGAGGAGGGCCTTCAGGGGCCCTCCTCCTCAGTGTCCCAGGATCCTTGGACTCTCTTCACTCCTCCCCGTCGGCGGCCTTTCAGGGGCCGCCTCGGGTGTCTCCTGGCGCTCCGGAGTGTGCTGGGATCCTGGGTGCCGTTCGGGCTCTCCTCGCCCTCACTCACTTCGTTCGTTCGGGCTCGGGGCACAGTGGAGGGGGTCCCACTTATATAACGCCCGTCCATCGAAGATCTTGGACCCAGGGCCGAGTGTGACCTACGTCACACTAAGGTGGACCCAGCGACTGCAAGGGTCGTTCGCGTCTTGACCTTCCTAGAATGTGACCCAGATCACACTCAGAACCGGGAATAGACTACAAGCGTAGTGGTTGATGGGACTTCTTCCCGGAGTCGGGAAGATCTACAGTGTGTCATGTGGAGTCTACGGAGAGTAGTCTATATTGCAGATTTCTCTGGGGTCTCACCCACCTCAAGGCCGCGCTGATTAACAACCCCCGGGTCGCGCGGTACCGCGCGGGCGCACGCAGGGAATCGCCCGCACACACGCACCCGACTCCACGCACACGCACCCGAGCCTGAACCGCGAGCACGAGCGCACCCGACACCGCGCATGGGTGTGCATGAGCCTGTCCTTGGGCTGCATGGGTATGCATGAGGGCGCATGGTGATGCATGGCGAGGGTTATCGTCACTGTGACGAGAAGGGGCGGACAGTACCCTCGAGGGTCTACGCTCCTGACATCCTCAGTACCCTCATCCACCCCTCACCAGTCATGCTCACCCTGAGAATGAGTACCCCTCAGCCATGGATACCCCCTGGGGGTATATGCACCTGACCGCACCTGGGAATCCATGGCGCAGGGCATTGCGCGCCTTGCGTGTGCACGTACACGCGCGTGTTCCCCCTACATTCCAAGGCGGTTTGTACCAGGGTTTGTACTAGATGGGGAGGTGCAATCTGCTCCGCAGATTCACCGACCCTCGCGCATCGAAGATGTGCGTGGGATAACGGGTTGATAACGGAATGGGCGAGGGGTCTTGACGCCCCTCGCCCCGTAGCGCTGGACTGTGCCCAGACAGCCGAACAGAGGAGCCCGACATGATGACCACACACCTCCCGAACTTCCCCGGGGCACGCACCATCACCGCAGGACGCAGGATGTACGTGGGTGACCACCAGTGGGTGACCATCCAGGAGGACGGCCTCACCTGGGCCGTGATGGCCGGGACCGTCCTGGTGCACGAGGGCCCCATGCCCACCTTCGCCAGCGACCGTGAGATGTACGACGACGCCTACAGGCTGTGCAGGCTCTTCAACGGGTGCGGCGTGTTCGAGGAGGGCAACTGCCTGGGCTGCGGCATGCCCAGCGAGGACCACGCCCCCCTGGAGCTGGCTGAGGGCACCTGCGACTGCGGCGGGACCATCTTCCCCAGCACCGACGCACAGCCCGCCCTGAGCCCCTCCGAGAGCCTCTGCCACCGCTGTGGGCTCGTCTTTGAGGGGGTTGCCTCTTCGGTCGAAGAGGCAACGACCAAGCCTGCAAGGCAGGCGCTGGACGAGCCCGCATCCGTGAGCTACTTCGTGTCCGCCATCAAGTCCCTGGTGAGGTTCTGATCATGAACGCCAAGTGCGACACCACCGGCTGTGGCCGGTACGCCCGCAAGGCCAGCGAGAGCGGCAGGAGCGTGCGCTGTGCGATGCATGCCACCTCAATCCACACGGTGGAGGTGAAGCCCGACCTCACCCCCGCCCCCTCGTTCGACGAGATCTGTGGCGTGGCCGTCGAGGCTGGCGTCACCCTCGCCCCGCCCACCCGTGAGGACTCTCACGGCGTGCGCTACTGCCCCTGTGGGGGGTGCATCAAGGCCAGCAGTGCCCGGTGCTCCCACTGCTCCGCGCGGGAGGCGTGACCGTGACCGACCCCAACGTCCGCAACGTCCTCTTCGACCCCCGCTGTGGGTGGGTGCTGATCTCGGGTGGCGTGTACCTGGGCACCTCCAAGGTCACTGGCAGGCAGGCTGCCATGGAGGCCCTGGGCAAGCGCGAGAGGTACTACAACGTGCGTGAGTCGGGCGAGTGGTTCGGCGACCCGGGTGGGGAGGTCTTTCAGCACGAAGTGCGCGCCTACGTCGCCAGGCACGACTTGTACAGGAAGATGCGCCGGGAGTCCTGAGCCTCCCCTGTGACAGCCCCTGGGCTTCAGGCCCAGGGGCTTCCCTTTTGCCGGCTTGGTTCAACGTTCAACCTCTCACCTCGTCAAGAGGCCTTCGTTATCATCCCGTGACCGGAGTGTGTCTCGGTCCGTTACCTGGCACCCCTAGTGTTCTGGGTGTCGGGAAGAGCGGGGCGCACAACAGGCCCCAGGAAGCCCTGCAAGCCCCCTAGAGCGGACGATCTCAGATCGACTGGACTGAGGGACTGGACAACCAGGAAGAGGCCCCCTAGGGTCTCAACCACCGAAGGGCCCGGAGGTAAGGCTCGCCCCGAAAGGGTGAGCCCCGAAGGAAGTCCCTGCTACTTGAGAACTCCATAGCGTGCCTGATACCGGCGAACGAAGCGGTCCGAGAGGTGTAGGCCTTAGGGCGACTCTCAGATGCGTCTGAGGGTCCTAGCCGCCCCGCACCCTCTTCGCCGGTACATCTCCCAACGCAGCCCCTGAGGGGGCTGCTGGTCGGGCAGAGTCAAGTGGAGTAACGCGTCCGTACTGCGACCAGATACGACAGGTCTGCGCCTAATAAGCCACACCTCCGGGTGCGGAAAGTAGGGCCGAGAGCCCGAAAGAACGGCAAAGGGGCGGGCGTCACAGCAGCTAGTAGGTGGGGTAATGGCTCACCTAGGCAACGACGTGTATCCGGCCCGAGAGGGCGTCCGGACCGCATCATCGACTCTGCCCGGCTCAGGGGGTGCAGCTCTCCGGAACTGTGTCCCCCTGAGTCAACGATCAAAGGGAGATCGAAATGGCAGTGAACAAGCGGTACATGGTCGTGGGCAAGTGGTACGGCCAGCGCTGGAGCGATGGGGACTTCGAGGTGTGGGACTCCCGCGCCGACGCGGAGAGCGCCTTGCTCTGGCGTGACAACGGCCGACTGGACACTCAGCGTGCGCTGAGTGAGACACACCACGGCTCCGACTTCCTGCACATCACCCGCGTCGAGCACGCTGCGTTCTTCACGGACAGCGACAGCGACGCCCGTTACATCGACGTCTACGGCTTCGAGGCGGAGTACAGCAAGGCGTGCATGGCGTGGACCTTCCTGGTGGACGAGCCGATCTACCGACTCTCCCTGGGTCCCCGTGGTGGCGTCCGCAGGGAGAACTTCTGATGGAGCTCTTCAATGGTCACGTCGAGAAAATCCACTTCGACGGCACCCGGGCCGAGTGTCCCGGGTGCATGAGGGGCTGCACCTGCCGCCCCTTGCTGGCCCCGTGGAAGTGCGTGTGGTGTGAACGCAAGGCTTGCAACAAGGCTTACGGGGCGGGCTACTGATGAACAAGGTGGGCGGCCTGCTTCTGGCGGGCCTTCTGGGCCTCTCCGTCGGCGTCCTGACGACGTGGGACCGAGGGGCCGACCGAGTGGCGCAGTTCAACGAGGGGTTCTCGGACTCCAAGCTGGACGACTGCCAACAGGGATTCAGCTCGGCCTGCG